CGCGGACTTCCATGGTTGGTGATTCAGCCATTATCTCCTCGCTTTTGCTCTTCTCTCGGCTTTCTCACGCTCTTTTTCTTTGAGGAGATAAAAAGCGTTCCATTCTGTCAATTCCATACTGCTAAGAGGGCGGTGGGCTTCACTTCCGTAAAGAAGTTCACCCACCGTCCGTCCTAACTTTTCTGCTAACTCGAAAAGAAACCTACGCTCAGGATTCTTTAGGAAATCGTGCCTGTGATTCGTCTACCGCCTTTTCGCTCAAGCCCGATGAGCCAAGAGCCTTTGTTGCCAAACGCTCAATGACTGCGCCATTCTTTGAAAGGATGGCTTCACGGTCTTTCTCGGTAAAGACTGGCAGACCCGATTCGGGGTCGAACACAGTTGCGATAACAGTTTTTGCGTACATATTTGAGACATCCACTTTGTCTGCCGAAGATACTCCCTCAGTAAGTGTTGCTCTTTGCGCGGCGGTCATCGAACGAATTTCGACGGTGACTCCCCACTCGGGAACTTCTAAAAGTTCCTTTGTAATATCGTCCGCACTAAAGATTTTGTCGCGTAACTCTGTCATTTCTTTTCTCCTTGGACACTAGATTGGTCACGATTTATTCAGTTGTATTTTTTGAATCTTATGAATAGGTACCGCGTGTAACGGCGCCAGTCACTTGAAACTCAGCAGAGTATGTCACTACATCTCCGATAGCACCACTCTTCTCGTAAGAAGTTAGGTAGCACTCTCCTGTGTACTTGACATAGGTGCTTGTTGAACCTTCAGGACCGTATTCGAAAGAAACAGAAGCCGCTTGACCAAGAATTCCTGCCAAGTGAGCATCAACTGTTGCGTCGAAGTTTCCTGAAATACTGATTGTTGAATCGGTCAAACCGACAACATAAGACTTCGCAGAACTTCCAAAAGCAGAAGTTTCAGCGGTGTCTACTGATTGTGGGAACGAGACATCAGTAAGGGTGTTACTAATATCGGTAAGGGTGCCACCTGAATTATCTACTTTGAATACGGTGGATTTACCATGACGAAATGTAGGCATTTTTTACCTCCTAGTAAAAGCCACCACAGGGGTAGCCGAGCCTGTTGAACCTGCGACTGTGTAATTCACTCGTAGGTATCGGTTTACTGTTGTACCACTCGCAACTTCAATTCTTTCTGAAGTAGCGGTTGTACTTGTCACCGCGGTAAAGGTAACAAGGTCAGCGAAAGTTACATTGTCCGCTGAATGTTGAATCTTGACCGTGATGTTTCCATTGCGGGTGTTTACTGGAACCGACAAGAATCCTGCTCCGCCATTTGTTGTAGCGGCGCCGTGGTCTACTCCTGTTCCATTTCCAGTCGCGCTTACCGCTGTACCAGCGGAGAGAATTACTCCGTGTTCAACTGATTCGCTTGATTGGAATTCTGCGGATGCTTGGACAATATCGCCAATAGGAGAAGAGACCTCGTATGAGGTGTTATCTGCTTCTGCCATGATTGCGCGATAGCCATTGCCATGACCTTCAGGCGCAATAAGAACGAGCGCCTTGGTCGCGTTTGCTAGAGCGTTATCAAAAAATTCGTCGGTACCAGTCGATGCTGTACCTTCAAACATTCCGCTCAAACTGATTGTGCCGTCAAGATGACCGACCACATAGGTCTTGGCGCTTGTACCGAAAGCAGAACTTTCGGCTGTATCAACTGTTGTTGAAGCGCTGACGCTATTGAAATATGTTGAAAAATCGAATTCGTCAATAAAGATATTGACGCCTTTACCGTGTCTAAATGTTGGCATTATTTCTCCTCAACTGGTCTTTGATGTGGAGTGCCGTCTTGTACAAAACCATCGCCATCAATGTCTGTGGCGTTAGGGTCGAAAGAATCTTCAACCGACTCTTATTCGGGAGCCTTGACTTCTTCTTTTGCGGGTGCCTCTACCTTTGGCTCCTCTTTGACTTGGGCGGGCTTGTTGGCATCTTCAATCGCGTTTGATTCAAGAAGCCATTTGATTGCTTGAGGTGGTAAATCTGATATGACTTGCCCTGCCTCAGCGCGTTTGTTTGGCGGGTAATCGATACCCTGAAGGACTCTGTATTGAGCCATCTAAACCTCCTCCGATACGGCACATGGGTAGCCCCAATAGACCGTCGGGGCGACTCAGCGCACGGAGGCAGACAGCAATTGAGGCGACTAGCGCACAGTAATCAAAGTGTATCGTATTACTAAGCCGAGGCTAATTCCTTATTTTTTACTTTAGCAACTCTTGAAAGTTTTGTAGCAAACTGACCTTGGTATTCGTCAAGACCTTTGATAGTCGCTTTGATTTTGAACGACTCGCCAATTTCGGCAGAGAAGGTGTATCCGCTATCAAACCACTTGAATTTGTAATCGCCGCTTTCAAAGGTCCACAATGTTGAGGAACCCCATTCGCTTTCGATGACCCGGGAACTCAAGACCGTAACCTCAATCTCGACACGCTTGCCGGTCTCGGCGAACTGCTCGGATTTGTAAACCTTGGCAACCTTCTTGGCTAACTCGGATTCTTCGGCTTTTTGCTTGGCGATGATTGCCGATACAAAGACTCCGATGGTCTTGGAAGTCTGATACTCAAGGCTGGCTACCGCTCTGAGGTTTTCTGCGTAAGACGATTCGCCCGCAAAGGTCTTGGCATACTCAATCAATTCCTGACCCTTGGCTAACTGCTCCTCGGATAACTGCTCGACCCCATAAAATCTCTTGAGGTTAGCGGTGTAAGAATCTTTAGCACCGAATCTGAAAATCTCAGAGACCGTGTAGGAAGTCGAACCGTCATAACCAAACTGAGAAGCAGACTTATATCCGTCCTTGGCTACAACTGCGATTGCCGCGCTCGCCACGGACAAGGTATCAATTCCTGAAGGACCGCTATTGAGGCTGGCATATTGTTCAAACTCAGCCCAATCTTGTAAGAATGTTGGAGCAAACTCCCAACCTAAAAAGTCTTTGACGCAGGTAGAGCCGACTTGTTTGATTTCGCCAGTCGCGCTCTTGACAAAGATGTATTTCTTACGCGCTCTTGTAGTTTGGCAATGAGCGCAATATCCGACCTTGACCTCGGAAGGTTTGATTTCCTGAGCGGAACCGATACCGCGAGTCAAAACAACACCCTGCTCAATCTCAGCAACAGCAAGGAATTCCCAACCAGCAAACTTGACAGGCTCGCACTCAACTTCAATTACTTTGTATTGATACTGGACGCCATCAATTCTCTCAACTTGGTCTGTGATACCAAGAACCTTGAAGCCGCCGTCTAAACCTTTGGACTTGCCACGGCTGGCAATCTTGTAGAACTTAGCAAGAGTCGCCTCGGCGTTACCTTCAGAAACCCTAAAGGTTCTGACCTCTCTCATGGGTTCTCCTTTCTTGGACAACCCTAGTATAACCTACCCTAGTTAGGAATTCAACCTTTTGAGGCGCTCTTCTTGAATCATTTGAAGGGTGAGGAAATAGCCGATGCCATCTACGACCGTATCAGGCTTGGACTGATTGACCTCGCGGGCTATCTTCATTCCGACCATACATAGGGCTACCTGCTCGGCAGAAACCTCACAGCCGAGGATTACAGACCATATCTTCGAGGCTCGGGTGAAGTTATCAAGGGGATGCCCGTAAGCCTCCTGACGGTCACCTGAGACCAATTCAGCGGCGTATGAGGCAATGTCCCGTGGGTCGTTCATAGAATCTGAATGTCGCTTACTCCTGTTTTGGATACTAGGAAGGTCAGAACTCCCGCATCCGCAACTTCTCCCTTTGCTTGTCTCCACCATACGCTTCCTCCATCTAGTGCGGGGGCTTGGAGCCATTTGACTCCTCCCCAATCTGCTAACTTGAAAGTGTGATAATGACCAGTCACAAGGATGTCGCAATCACCAATTGATTGACGCCCTAGCGCTTGACCGGCTATCCAATTCTTCAACTTACCCTCCACGCTTCCGGAATTGCGAGCAAGATGACCGTGGCTAATTCCGATGATTTTGCCATGTACCTCAAGGGTCAGACTCAACTCTTCGGCAGGAATAGCAAACCGGATATGACCATAGGCTTCCGGATTCGCCGCGAATATCTCAGCAACTTGTTCGACTAGGGCTACATCATCATTATCGTTTAGGGTTGTGAAGGCTTTTCCATTTTTGCGATTCTCTCCATGATTACCGCCAACAGCGGCAACCGTGATAGAAGGAACTAACTTGGACCATCGAATCAAAGCATCGCGCAAAAGACGACGAGCAATCTTGACTTGATTTCTTCGGTCCTCTTCTACCGTAAAAGTTTGGATGTCATAGTGACCATCGCATCCTTCAACTAAATCGCCGAGGCATAGGACCGTGATTGAATCAATCGGTCGTCCAATCTTCTTCAATTCTTTCAGGCGCCACTCGACATCTTCAATCGCCTGAAGCCACCGGGCAATCAAGCCCTTCAATCCATCGCCATCTCTTTTACCAACTTGCCAATCCGCGGCTACGACAACCAACGAGGCTTCTCCGGTCAATTGTTTTTGTTGGCGTGGTTTGTGTTTCTTTATTTCTCTAATCAATTCATCTATATCGGCATTGAGTTTCTTGCCTTTACGGATTACTTTGCCTTTCCATTGGCGATTGAGAACGCCAAGGGTGTCTCCCCAAACATTGAAAAGAACAGGTTCAACCACTTCAAAATGCTCAGGGTCTAAGCCCCACATTCGTAGAACGCCTGACCAATCAGGCGCACTTTCGCCCTCCATTGGCTGAGTAGTTACCGTGCCTTCATCGCCATTCCAACTAACGCCGGGAAGCCAATCGGCTTTGCGGTCGCGAGGCATTACCTTTTGAACTGATTCAACCTCGGAAGTTTTGAGAAGATTATCTAAAGCATCATCAAGATTCACGCGGACACTTACACCCATCTTTTCCTAGGAGCCTTCGTCGATGTCTGCGTAAGACATCACTTGAAGAAACTTGAAGCCCAAAGGCTAACATAACCTCAGTAAGTCGAGCGGAATTCACTTTTTCATTTTTCATGATTTCAATAAGTTTTGAACGAACTGGTTCATCTAAGTTATTGACAAGTACGCCAATAGAACAACCACCTTGTTCGCGTCCTGCTCCAACTAATTTATCTAATTGCGCGAAGAACTCATCCTGACTTATTTTTGGACTTACATCTTGGACATCGGATACTCCACGGGCGCGTTGCGCTTTCGAAGAGGAGCCTGTCGCATTTCCAGCAACGCTGGAATTCGTCGGTTGTTGCGTTTCTGCCATAAGGGTCTGCCACTCTCTCTTGCGGAGCCTTTGGCTCCTGATTTACATTCTCACTAGACATCGAAAGTTCACCGATATTAGTGGACGGTATTTAGGGTCTACTCCTAACTGGTTTACTGAACCCATCGGTTCAATACGCATAATATGTACCCCTGAGATTGTAGTTTCAAGCACCGACGCGAGTAAAACGCGGATATTTTCTGCCTTATCCCTAGCAGTCGGATAATCCTCTCGACCTGCTCGACAGATAATCTGAAGCATCGGATAATCAATTCGGATACCTCCACTACCCATTGTGAAGGTAGGGGATGAACCAGCGTTCTCATAGATGGCTACACAGGCATCGGGAGACTCGGGAAGGGTGCCTAGAAATAGGTTAGTTCCAAGGGTGCCGTGATTATTGGTCACTAAATAGTCACCAATGGATTCAAGAATAGTTGCCATTACCCTTGTTTACCTTTCTCGATAATGTCCACAATTCTACCCTTGAGTCTACTTTGTAGCCCGTCCATCGCTTCCATAAGTGGTTGCTCAAGATACTTCGCTTGTGTTGGAGGATTGTGATAGTTGCCAATAATTTCATGGACATATAAAGCGTAAGGTGCGGCTGGACCACCATAGAAAATATCTACAAAATAACCTTGGCTACCCATTTGTGGAGCCGATACTCCACCTGAGCCACGAACAACGCCTGTATCAACTGGCACCAATATCTGTGATTTAGCAAAAATCATATTAGCCTCTTCCCATATTGCTTGGGCTATGGCTTGAGGTGATTTTTCTTTACCGCTTTTGAGCGCTTTTACAAGTTGCTCATCCCCGTTCAAATCAAAACGGATACCCATTTTAGATGCCATGGTTATCTGCCAAATCTGATGACGGTGTGATGGTCTCCATTTTCGTCTTTGATATTGTCGATAGAGTTGATTGTAAAAGTGTCCGCCCCTATCACCATCTTATGATTGACGGTGATGCTCGTCTGTGGTCCTTTGGTTATGAATCGACCAACATCGACGACCTCTGTTCCCTGAACATCTCGAGATTTCAAAGTGTCATAAATCAATCGTCCGACTACGGATGAGGCATCATTTGAAAAGGTGGTCTTGTTATATTTATCGACGGTGGACTTAGCATAGAAACTGACCGTATCGGTCATGAACTCTGCGACTTTGTTATAGATAGCGTCCATGGCTATCCCTACTCAACTATGCGTTTGTCTTGGATATTGTTTGGATTATCGTGAATACCAGCATAAAAGTCGGTATTGAAATCATCCACAATTCTGTCATTTGTAGACTTGAGAGCCTGAGCATTTACAAATGGTCTTGGTGGGGACTTACGCATCTGACGACGAATCAAACTCTCAGCCAATTCTTTGTAATGGGTTACTTTGGATGAATAAGACTCGGATACGGAAATGTCGCCAACGCTCTTAGAACTACTATCGGCTAGACGGCTAAAACGAGCAATAAGGATTTCGGCACATTCA